GACATGATCGGGCGTTGCCCTAGTCGGATGAAATATTCAATTGTCAAATAACGTTAAGGCATAACTTTAGCCTATATAAGATCTTATCATAAAGTCCTATACATTACCATGCGACAAGTTGTCGCACCCTAACTAATTGTTTTTAAACGATTTTTAATTTTCAAAGTGTTCGTCGAAGTAGGCCCGCATTTCGTTCATCTTTTCGAACGTCTTTGAAAAGTGGGGCGCGGGCAGTACGCAAGTGTATTGGTTGCCTGATTTGGTTCGAGTGACCATGATGTCGATTCGGTCTTGGTTGGGCATGACGTAATAGTAATCGGGCAGTTGTCCCCCGTCTTTTTTAATTTGTCTAATAGTTGCCATTTTGGCCTCCTTTTATTTCATCCACGATCTTCGGCAGTGTTCTATTTTTACGCCAGAAAGTTTTAAATTTTCTACATAGTCGTCTAATTCTTCGCGAGCGGCAAACAATTCTTGTTCGATCCGTGGCCGTGCATCATCTCTTTTACTTTCGTCCACAAGATCATCCACCTGTCTTTTTAAAAACTTCAACAGTGCGGCTTGCCAATCTGTTAACGCTTCATCGCCCATTATCTATACTTCTTTCGTGCTTTTGTTTTACCTTTTATTGGCGGGAGGTCCGCGGTTAGTGCGTCGGGGTTATTGCGTTTCCAACGTGCGTTCACGCCTATATTGTGGTTAAGTTCACGCAAGAACTCTTCTGCCGTGCTTTCTCCATCTACTATCTCTTGTAAACGGTCTGCGACATAAAACAAGCAAACTCTATCATCTATCATGTTATGCTACCTTCCCTATTGTGGGGGCATGATACCCCTTTTTAATTCCATACGCAGGATGTCCAGACCAAAAGCCGTGTATCCACTTGTATGGCTTTCCATCTTTATACATCACGTTTTCGTGATGAGGTTCAGCTTTTCGAGGATGACCTCTGGTGTAATGAAGGGGCATACGCCATCCGCCACGATCTCCTTCTTCTACCTCAATCGTGTCCTCGTCTACATTCCATGCAATTTGATGCCATGCTTCCAAAGGTATGTCTTGTTCGCGCTTCATCTGTTTTCTTTGCGCTCTTGTACCTGCCGCTTTAGATATAACAAACTTAGGGTTGTTGATTAATTCAAAAGCACCCGCAATTAAAAAACAGCCCATCGCATAAGGTTCATGCAAATCCTCTGATAGATTTTCTGGAAAATAAATACCACGATCAGGATGATAAGCAGCCATTGGTCTTGGCGCGGCTAATGGTGCAACCAATGTAATAGCGGTTGTTTTGTCCTCATAATATTCAGTGATATAGCCATAGTTTGCGACTGCTTCGGCTTTTTTATCACCACCTAATATGAGTTTGGTCTGATGATTAATACGCATATAACATGTTCTTGAACACGGTCTGGTAAATTCACTAAATCTCATTGACGAATAATTAAGTCCATCAAACTGATCCCCATAGTTTGACAGTATCTCCTGAAAATCCTCATGCATAAAATATAAATCTGCACGTTTTAGATCCTCAACTACTTTTCTCATGAGCATTTTCTCTTCAAACGATAAATCGCTTCTATGATTAGGATCTAATATACCCCTATAAAGGGTTAAGGTGTCACTAATAGTTTCGATAAAACCCATACGATTTCCTATCGTTGGTTTTTTTATATCATCCATACTTTCTCCTCATCATAAGATAATGTATAGGAGTATATGGGAGAAGTATTAGAAAGTCAATGTATGTCTGATAAAATATGTTCTTTTAGTTCTACATGGACAGATGCAGACGCCAGAGCGTTGCCGATAATGCCCGTCACGTCCTGTTTGTCAGGACTGCCTAAAAGTAATCTGTAAAAAGTCGCTACTAAAATACCAGTATATGCTGCGCCCGCGTCAAAATCCCCGTCGATTAGCTCATCAATCAAATCGTTTGTATGTTTTAAAGCTATTATGTAGTCATCTTGGTTCGTATGGTCAGACATGAAAACGCCCCAGTATCCGTTATGGTAGATTACTGAGGCGCGTCCACATCTTTTTATGAGGTACGTCCCAGATATATGAGTTTATGCGATAAGTCAAGCGTTTTCTTGTTCTTGCTTATATTTTTCAAATATTATTCGAAGTTGTCCGCTGATCGTGCGTCCTTCCTTCTGAGCAATAGATTTTATTTCTCTGTAAACCTCTATCGGAACGAGAACGCTCTTCCATTTTTCGGTGTCCATATATAATCCTCTCTACTTTTGTAAAAGAATATAGGATGTTATGGGAAATGGCAAGAAAAAAACCGCCGAATCAGCAAACCAATGAAAAGCAGATTCGACGGCAGTTAAAACGAGGTAACTCAGGGATGAGACCCCGCCGAGCAGTTAACCCAAAGTCTCCGACGGATTTAAAACGTGCAAACGGATGATTCCCCCCAAGAGGGGCCGACTTCAACGTCACAGAGACTAGGCACACTTAATGGTACAGCATTTTCCATCATCTTTGCAACACTTTTTGCATCTTCTGTGTCTTTTACTGACATTGCTATCTCGTCGTGGATCTGAATGAGGGGCAATCTACCGCTTTCATATATGTCCACCATAGCTTTCTTTGTCATGTCCGCAGCCGATGCTTGGATCAAACGGTTCAAAGCCTTGTAGGTGTATGCACGTTTCAAACGTGTGGTATCTCCATAAGTTTTTACGGCTTCCTCGTAAGGTAAAGCTTTGTTCATTTCAAAACTATCTGGCTCCCACAAAGGAAATCGTAGCTTACGTCCGAGCAACGAACGTAAAGCACCCCGACTGTCCTTTTCGTTCAGCCTGTTCATCACGCCGTTCATTAAAGCTTTTACAAAGGGAACTCTATCATGGTACTGACTCACAATACCTTTTGCTTCGTCCACGGGTATGTCTAGCTGATCGGCCAGTTTGTTAACACCCATGCCGTACATCATGCCAAGATTAATTGTCTTAGCTTGCTTACGGGGGATCTGCGCCATCTCCGCAACCATTGTATGGAAGTCTGTGCTACTGTCTTCGTTGTAACTGTCCACAAACTCTTTGGCTCCTTTCAACGGACGGTTCCTTTGTTCACCAAACAAATGTGCATAGTGAACCAAGATCCGTGGTTCTTGTTGCGAGAAATCTATAGCCGCCCACTGGTCGCCCTCTTCCGGTAAGAACAGGCTGCGTATCATTGGCCCCAGTTCTGGATCTCGTGCCGGAATTTGTTGGAGGTTGGGGTGGTTCATGGATATTCGCCCAGAAACCGTGCCGCCATCGTCAGATCTAATTTGGTTTATGTGCGCGTGTATGCGTCCATCAGATCGACAATGCTTGAGGATTGTATTGATAAACGTGCCAGAAGTTTTGTTGAGGTTTCTAGCTTGCACGATAAGTTGTGCCAGTTCGTGTGGGTGGTCGGTAAGAAAACTTTTAGTAAACGACGGCTGACCTTTTTCTGTACGTTCATATGGAAGGGACGCTTGTTCAAACGCCTTTGCTATAGATTGCGCCGCCCAGATTTCTACATTGAACCCAACCAGATCCTTTATTCTTTTTACAACGGCTTTCTCTCGTTTCAAAAGATCGTTTCTTGTGCGCTCGGCTCGGTCCATATCGACACGAACGCCACGCCAAGTCATATCCACTAGACAGGGCAAGAGCCGCGTTTCGATATCAACGATACTTGTAAGGCCGTCCTTTGACGACTCGACAGAGAAATAATTGTAAAGTTCAAGTGCTAGTTCAGCGTCTGCTTCTGCGTAGGGTCCGACAAACATGGCGGGTAATCTCCACATCTCTGCCTTTGGATCTACGCCGAATGCTTTTGCGGCTTCTACCAGTTTCTTCTCCGACTTTACCTTACCAAGGTAATCAAACGCCAAAGAGTTTAGAGTGTAACTAAATCTGTTTTCATCGAGTAACGAGGCTATGACCATAGTGTCAATGATCTTGCCGTTGATGGTAAACCCCATGCGCCGTGCCCAACCCGCATCGTATTGTGCGTTGTGCATAATTTTATCAGCGGGGCTTTCAAAGACTTTCTTTAGCCAACGGTTTGCCTGTTTTTCACAAATGTTGCCACCGCCAAAGTGTCGGACAGGTATATAACCTTTCCAACTTTCTGTGGCGACGGCATATCCTACAACCTCTCCATCTCCAGTTGCCCAACCGGGTCCGGAGTTCTTTATGTTAGGGTCTTTTGTTTCTAGATCTATCGCTATGCGTTTTGCGTTGGAAAGATCGGGTAGCTCACTTGGCGGCACCCATTCACTATCAGGTGGAAACATCGCCATCTGTAGACTCACTTTTCTCCACCCAAAGCGGCATAGCCGCAGATATCGATCCATGAGTCAGATTTATCAGAACCCATAAGTCTAGCGGCTTTGACCATTATCATGCAGACCGCTACGTCTTGACGGGAAACTTCTGTACCCAAGTAAACAGACCACAAGTCTGCTATATTTTTGAAATTTTCTTTCGCGTCGCCGTAGTCGGCGGCTCTGGCCCCGTTAATCAGGGTCTCTGCTTGCCTCAATATTTCGTCACGTTTCATATGTCGTAACTCCTTGTCGCGTCTTCTGGTTCTACTATGTACAAGTTCTTTCTTGTACGAGTTACGCCGACGTAGAAAACACGGTGAACATCGTCGGGCGCAATTCTCATTGTACTATCTGCGGCGGGTGACAGGTCCGTGAACAACACGACGTTATCCGCTTCTCCGCCTTTTGACCCGTGAATCGTGGACACAGAGATGCGAGGCACTCCGTTGAACTTTTCTCCACGCCGCAACAAAGCTGTAATGTAAGCTCTGTCCTTATCTGGTATTCGATCCATAGCTGTAGACCATATCATGTCTTTCGTTGCAATGAGTCCATGTTGAAGCTGTAGATCGTCCATGTTTACCAACTCATCGTCGGGCACACCTTTTAACTTTTTATACCCACGCGCTACGCGGTTGCCCACGGACATAAAGCTGTAGATGTTTCGCACGGTATCGACGGGGACTTCTCTGCCCTTTTGAAGATCTGTCCATCCGTTGACGGCATCACTTAGTTTCTGCCCTATGGACCGTGAGCCGCGATATTCGTACAGATATCCAAAGGACTTCAGGTCAGATGCTACGGGCTGTAGCTGATAGCCCGCTTGAGCTAGTATAAGCCACGATCCTTCGCTCATGTCCAGTTCTGTGACTTGCGTGACTCTGGTGCAAAGGCCGCGCTCCTCGCGGGGCTTGTATATCTTGGGGTATCTATAATGTATTCGATTAGCTATTGTTTCGGCTACCGCGTGTACACTGGAAGGTATACGATATGATTGTTGCAATGTCTCTGATGCACCGTCCAAACTTAGGAAGTGGTCTACATCTGCGCCCGCCCATTTGTATATGGCCTGATCGTCATCTCCGGCACAGTACATCTTAGCGGTCTTTTCTTCTATAAGGTGAGCAATGTCCCACTGCATTGGGGACAAGTCTTGCGCTTCGTCTAAGAAACAAAGATTAAATCTAGGACAATATTGATGACCTTTATCTATGAACGACTGAAGCATGTCCGT